GTACATTTCGAAACCTGCAAGTTCCAAGTGTCCCATAACAATTTGTGCTGGGGTTGACTTGATTTTTTCGAATGATTGCTTTCTGTTTTCATCACAAATCCATGGTGTTAGAAGAACGGTAGTGTTATCAAATTCAACTTCTTTTGGAAACTTATCATAGATCTTGAATGGATATGATCCTGCAACAAGTTCTTGAAGAGCATTAACAGAGTTTGTATTCTTGAAATAAGTATCGTGATTACCAGCAATAATATGTACATCACACAATTGTGATAATGGATCTAGGAAGTCTTCTCTTAGACGCCGAGCAGTATTGATATTGATATACTTACGACGATCCACAAGATCACCAAGGTGAACAACAGTATCAATGCCGTTGTTTTTAATATACGGAAAAAAGATCTCATCAAGGAACTTCTTTGAATTATCCATGAAGGCGACGTTGTCATTACGAACTCCCCAGTGTGTATCAGTAATTAAAGCAATTTTCATCCACAATACTCTCTTGTAATTTTCCAATCAGGAATCTTCTTACGTTTATCATCGGCCGACTTTTTAATAGCGGCTTCACAGAAATCACGAATAGCTTCCAAACGAAGAACATAATTTGCTCGTTCATTTTCACGTACCGTAGGATTCTGTAATTGTTCTACAATATCCTGAATATTATTAGGTACTAAGTGTAGATTCTTTTTCATTTGGTTCTTCCTTAATAAACTTTTCAACTCCTATTTTACTCTTTTTTGTTGTCTTTGTCAACTTATCCTCAAAGTTCCGGATAATATCATCAGAGTATTCATTGTGAGTTTTAGTTCCAGAAACATGATTCTCTTCAATCAATTCATCTAGAAGATTAGAATATTCAAAGTTCTTGTGTTTAATATATGCTTGTTTCTTTTCCTTCTGGATTCTTCTAATGAAGGCATTCCAGGCAATCTGAGTAAAATAAGCAAATGGATTAGTTGATTTTGATGGATCAAAACTGTGAGCACCGGAAACACAATTCTCAATTCCGTCGGCAATCATTTCATCTTTATATGAATATCCAATAAAGTTTGGTCTTGTGGCTAATTTATTACAAATAAGAAGAAAGCATTGACCGACGTAGTTTGGAATCTGTGGCAATTGTGTATTATTTTCTTTTGCCTCATCCATCTTACTTCTATACTTCTTCATTTCTTCATATAGAGTTTTGTTATTAACGTAATTAGCCATTATGCACCTTTTAAGTTTACTGGATAAAGCTTGTAATCAAACTTTTCCTCATTATAAATCTTCATACGCTCAACGAAATGAAGTATAGTAAAATTCTTTCTAGTCTTCCAAGTCAGATCATCCGCAATGTCAAATAGGACAGCACTATCTTTGCTGTCTGATTTACGTAGGCCACGACCGATTGACTGTAGGTTTCTAATCTTGGATTTTGAAGGACTAGCAAATATAATGTTATGCAAATTACGAATGTTAACACCTGTGGAGAAAGTTCCATAGCTAGCAACGATAATTGCCTTTTGTTCCGTCTCAACAATTCTACGAATTTCTTCACGTTCATCTCCATCGACTCCACCGTGTACAAAAAATACAAGTCGGTCTTCATCCTTTAGCATATCATGTAGTATTTTACCATGTTTTTCAACAAATTGAAACAACAAAAGTGTATTACCTTCAAGAGAAAGTGCTAGGTTCTTAATAAACTTATTCCGTGCATCATTCCTAACAAGGAAATCCATTTCTGCTTGATAGTCTGCATTCCTTAATTGTTGCCGAATAGCATCTGGATATTTTAGAATAATAGCTTTAATCATAAAGCTTGCCAGATGTTTCTGTTCAATAAGTTCTGCTGTTGAAACAACTTTCCGAACTAGACCAAATAGACCTTCAAGAACTAATTTGTGTGTTTGTGCACCATCCAAAGTACCGGTAAAACCAAAGCGGTATTGGCAGTTATTAAGTTTGGTAAGAATGGAAGTAAGACTCTTGGCTTTAAATAGATGTGCCTCGTCACCAATTACCAAGTCAAACTGTTGGAAATACGCTTTAGGAAGTTTGTAAAGCGACTGCCAGGTTGAGATAATGACTTGTTTATCTGTTTGTTTATCTTGACCTGCATATATTCTATGGACATGCTTATCAGATTGAAAACCATAGTCGGCAAAATCAGAAGCAAGTTGGCTAACCAGAGAAGTAGTTGGCACAATAATAAGAGTACGGGCATTATAATATCTCGTAATTAAGTAAATGATAAATGATTTACCGGAGGCAGTCGGTGATAACAGCAATGCTCTTTTATGGCGGATAGCATGAACAAAAGCTTCAACTTGATAATCACGTCTTTCAAACTTTGATGGAATACCTAATGTATCAATAAAGTCGTGAGCTTCTTTAATTGAGAAGTTTTCCAAAGCTGTATCATAGTTATATTGAACTTGATAATCTCTAGACTTGGCAAACTCTTCAATATATCTATTTAAGCCAACATAGAGTAGGCCAGACATTGAATTGAATAACCTGACCTTACCATCCCAGAACTTATTCTTGTAGGCAGGCATAAACTTTGCCCCAGGAACTTCGAACGTGAAATGATCGTTCAATTCAAAAGCAATTCCAGGGTCACAGACAATTCGATTATAAACTTCATCGAACTTTTCTATCTCTATAATATCCATTATGCTCCCATAGTAAATCTGTACCAATCAATTGCTGCTTTAATCTGAAAGCCTCTATTGGTCAAACTTTTAATGATTGACTCAAGTAATTCTACTTTTTCTTGTTGCAAACCAATCTTCAGTGACAAGTTAATAATATCCTGATCACCTTCTAGATACATAGGAATATCACTTTTAAGGATCATACCACGTGGTGGCAATTTCCATTCTTTTGGTGTATCCTCAGTTGGTCCCATAGTATAGAATTCATACTTTGAGAGCTTGAGTTGCTTCAATTCACCTTCATATTTTCTTAATAGCAATTTTTCGGATGTGTAAACCTGGAAGTATTTATGATGTAGCTTAGGGATCTTTAGTGACTCGTCTCCAAGTTCAGTCTTGTCAAGTTCCGAATCTTTTTTCCACTGGTCATAGATTTCATCAAGCTTCATAGTTATTCCATATGTCATAGTTACATTTAATGTATAACTATATCATACTTAGTAACAAAAAGTCAATCAAAGTTTTGTGATATCAAATAGTAGGAACTTAAATGATGCTGTGGCTGTAACATAGTTAATACTGTCATCAACAGAACTAAGTCTAAAGCCGGAAAGACTAGTTGGGAATGCATTTCGGAATACAAATTCATAGTTTGGATTCTTAGCAGAATTTAGTACTATAAGGGAAAGATCACTCACTAGACCGGTTCCGGTATACTCTGGATTCTTTGCAATATTTGCATATTCTTCATATTGCTCTGGGAAACCTAATCCTCTAACCCAGTTATGAAGTTCTAAATAGTTCTGAAAGTTTTCATCAACTTTAAATTCTATTTCTAATTCATCATATTCCATATGAGTAACTGGTGTTGGAATAGCAATGAATTGGTTTGGAATATCCATAGCCTGTAATCTAATACTTGGCATATTGACACTTTGAATAAAGAAATTAGTTGTCGGTGCTCTCTTAATAGCAAACTTAAAGTTTAATGGACTAAGAAAGTTTCTATTCTCTGGTGTGTTATCAACCGCCGACATTATAGATCTCCATTCTTTTCACTATGGTTCATCATATCTTGCATAATCTTAAGATGCTTGGATTCATCAGGTTCATGTTTCTTAAGTTTCTTTTTAAGTGTTTGGAATGTTCTGGTAGCAGCTGCCTTATGGATACCAAGACCACCTTCGTTATGTTTCTTATTAGCAGCCACATGTCTTTCATGGGCTTTCCATACTTCTGGATGTACACCAGGCATAAGAGAACCTTCATTGAGATATTCGGTAAATGACAACATAAGCATTTCCTTTGGATTAATAGTATTATTTATTGGTCCCTTAGAAACATTATAACAACTATTCTATACTCTGTAAACAAAAAAGGGAGAGCATTTCTGCCCTCCCAGTTTGCGGTTTGAACCCGTCTTCTTCTTCTCTCCCACAATGGAGAGTTGTAAGCTTACATCAGGTTATTAACAATAACGCGACGATAGTACTTGTTGGTTGACAGAGCCAGACGGCCAACACCCTTGTTCAGACCTTCTGCGAATGGGTTTGCAACCATTCCGTAACGAGTCTTGAAACCAATCTTTGGCTGGAATGAAGTCTGGTCAACTGCACGAACCATCTGAAGTGGAACGTATGGGCAGTAGAACAAGCCAGCATCGAATGCGGATGAACCCTTATAGCCAACAGTCAGGTAGTTGCCACCGAGTGCATATGGATCGATGTAAACGCGGAGACGACCGTTGAGAACACCTGCAAAAGTGTTGCCAGTGTCATCAACCTGAAGATTGTTTGAGTTCAGAGCTGGAGCGTAGTCAAGAACACCGGCCATCTGAAGAGCGGATGCAACATCCGAAGAACAGATAACGATGTTACCCTTGCCACGACGAGTCTGCTTGGCAATC